CCGCCTGCTAAATCCTTTTGGCGTTTACCCAGAGGTAGATCGTTTCGGACGCACAGTTTCCTTAACCCAAGTTACTAATATTGATACTGAGTCGCTAGCAGCGCAGTATCCAGAATTTGCTCAGCAAATCCTTGCTCGTGAGAACTACCAACCTGGTAGCCCTTATGTAACTATGGTTCGCTACCACGATGCAGAACAAGACTTAATCTATTTACCAGAGCGTAAGAACTTAACACTAGCTCGTGTGCCTAACCCAATCGGTAAGTGCCTAGCACGTGTTATCACACGTCCATCACTAGATGGCGAAGCACGTGGTCAGTTCGATGATGTGCTATCAGTTCAATTAGCACGTGCTCGTTTTGCTATCCTTCAGATTCAAGCCGCAGAAAAATCTATCCAAGCACCTATTGCTATCCCACAAGATGTGCAAGAACTTGCTCTTGGACCAGATTCAATTATGCGTTCATCACAACCACAGAACATTCGTCGCGTTGGCCTAGACCTACCACCAGGAGTCTTTACAGAATCTGGTGTGCTAGAGCGTGAACTACGTATGGGTGCTCGTTATCCTGAATCACGTTCAGGGCAAATTGACGCATCTGTTGTAACAGGTCGCGGAGTCCAAGCGCTACAAGCTGGCTTTGATACACAGATTAAATCAGCACAGGCAATGTTTGCACGTATCTTCGGCGAACTAATCTCTGTCTGCTTTGAACTAGATGAAAAACTATTCCCAACTGTTACCAAGACTATTAAGGGAACCGATGACGGAAATCCATTTGTCCTTAAATACATCCCAGGTAGGGACATTAAGGGAGAATACGGAGTTGATGTCCGTTATGGCATTATGTCTGGTATGGATCCTAACCGAGCAATCATTGCGCTCCTACAAATGCGTAGCGATAAACTCGTCAGTCGCGACTATGTCCGTCGTGAAATCCCAATGGACCTAAACGTAACCCAAGAAGAACAGCGAGTAGACATTGAAGAAATGCGTGATTCTCTCCGCGTTGCTGTTGCTCAGTATGCACAAGCTATACCGGCTATGGCAGCGCAAGGACAAGACCCTTCACAAATCGTTACCCGCATTGCGGGTGTTATCCAGGGTCGTCAAAAAGGACTCTCATTAGAAAATATTGTGGAAAAGGTATTTATGCCTGAACCGCAACCTCAAGCACCAGAAATGATGCCAGGTGCTCCACAGCAAATTCCAGCAGTAGGTGCGGCCCCCGGTCCTGCCTCGCAGCAACCTCCACAAGAACAACCTGGTTCGGCCCCTGCTGCTGGTCAACGTCCCGACATCGCTTCATTACTCGCCTCTATTGGCGGCGCAGCATAACTAAGGAGGTGCAATATGAACAAAGGATCACACGCTCCAGCTCCAGTTCAACCAGTAAAGGTTGATACAAAAGCAGGATCTGTTAAAGGTGGCAAGGTAGACTTCGGCTACGCTCCAGCAGGTCGCAAAGGAACAAAGGCTTAAATGTTATTCAAGGAGGCACTGGGTTATGAAAGATAATCGTATCGATCGCCCAGTGCATTCCTCAGATTTTCTAGCAGTGCTCGCAGGTTTTGCACATAACCTCGCACAGTCAGTTGAAGTATTAACATCAGAATTATATGAAATAGCAATTTACAATTCAAACCACCGCACTAAAGTAAATCGTGCGTGGGAAGATATGACTCAAGATTTAGAGAGCTTAGGGGAGGAACAAGATGGCTAACCCACTAGTCGGACCATCAGGTCCTGGTGCTTTTTCTAAGCGCACAGATGTAGGAACACCTGAAATGAAATTAGGTTCAATCGCATACGGCGAAGGTAAAGACACTGCTGCTATTAAAGCCGGTGCTCCGCTTGCTAAGACAGGCGATGTAACGCCGTCACAAGCACCTGAAGTTCCAATGGCTCAAGAACCAGTAACTTCATTATTTGCTCCATCACAACGCCCAGATGAACCAGTAACTACTGGCGTTGATGTTGGTGCTGGCCCAGGATCAGAAGCACTTATGATGGCTAAGCCTGCTGACAAGTTATCAGATACTTTGGCTCTTTTGCTTCCATATGACACAACTGGCGAAATAACAATTCTTTACCAGGACGCTTTAGCAAGAGGTAACTAGTGCGCTACCAAAATTTAAATGTAGCTGCTGAAAAAGCAAATTTAAATCCTACGCAAAAGCAACAAGTGGAAACACTTTCATCTTTATTGGATACCCATAAGAATCTTCTTGACCTGCCTGAAAAGCAAGCACAACAAAAGTATGCAAATATGCCTGAAGACCAACAAAGGGCTTTAGTAGATACATTTGGTAATGAGCCTGATAAACCCAAAAGAGGTTTTTTTGAAAACGCTGCTAGATATAGCGGTGCTTACTGGGCTTTAAAAGCCTTAAATAAAGTTGCTCAAACTACAGATCGCGCTTTTAGAACTGGTGTAATTGCTTTAGAAGAAACTAATATTCCTGGCGTTATTTCTGGTGATAAAACACGTGGTATTACAAAGGTAAGCGAGGCTTGGAAAGTTGCTGGCGAAACTGGCGAACTAGTATTCAACCCATCTCGTATTGAAAAGGCTAAGAAAAAATACGGAGAAGAACGTATTGCTGTCGCTATCAAGGCAGATTCTGGTATGCCTCTTGATGAGATTCAAGCAACCGGAACTCCTGCTGAGCAGAAGATTGCAGCCGAAGCCGCTCAAAATAGAGATCCATTATTTCAAGATGCAATTGATTCTGTTAAAGCCGCAAAGTATTCTCCAGGACGCTTATTAGCAAACGCCCTTCTTCCTGAGTCTTTAGAAGGTTCTGGCTTTTTATATAAAGGAATATCCGGCACTGCCGATGCTACCTACAGAATATACACAGATCCAACCTTGTTTCTTGGTAAAGCAAAAAAGGCTTATGACGTAGCAAACTATGCCTTAATTAAAATAGTAGGCAGTCCACAAAATGTAGACAAAGTATTTAGAAACCCAAGTGTTGTTAAATTCTTTGATACTTACGGATCTGAATTAGAAAAACTTTCAGTTGCTCGTGGTGCAAAAGATATTAAAGCAGCTACAGAAGCATCAACTATGCTTAAGCGTATTGCTCCTGAGTTTGGTCCTGTAGCCGTTGATGAGTTTATTAAAGCTGGTGTTAAGAATGCAGCTACTGCTAAGAACTATTTAGCAAACCACGCAGACGTTGCTGCAATTCTAAAAGGACAACCTGCTCGTAGCACTCCTTTAATCCCTCGTTTAGACGCAGCGCGTCGCGCTCGTGTTTCTTTATTTACTGCCGCTGATAAGCGTTTTGATATTGATAAAGTTGGTCAAAAGATTGTTACTGCTCTTTATGGCAACGAGCCACAATACGAAGATATTATTACTGGACTTACAACCAGAACTGAAGAAATTGGCGCTTTAGAAAAAGGTATTGGAAAACTCAAGGGATCTAGTGGAGTTGTCCGTTTTTCTGTAAACCAAATGCAAGGTCGTATAGATAGTTTTGCGCGTAAGTTTACAACCATTCCATATTTTAAAGATGGTTATTTCGACGTAGCATCTCCTGATGCAACAACTCAGGTTTATCGCATTGCTCGTTTAGCAAACAGTCGCTACCACAGCAAGATAATTGCTGAAGCGTTTGAAGCTGGTAGTGAAGGTCAACGTAAGCAAATCTTTACTGGTCTTTGGAATACAGTCGCAGAAATTCGTGGTGTATCTAAATCTAAAGCAGGAAAATCCTATATGGATGAATTCGCTGGTAAAGGTTTAGAAAAGAAATATGCAGCAGATATCGTTATTGACGGAGTTAACAAGGGTAACCCAGCTCAATTTGGTGATCAACAACTAGCGTTGTTCCCATATCAACTTTCTACAGCAATTGCAGTTCCATCTGTAATTGACCTAGATAGACTTTCTTCTCGCTCTGGTCTTATTGGAAAAATAATGGGATTATCCCACCAAAGATGGGTAGATAAGTTAACTTCATTTTGGGTTATCGGAACTCTTGCTGGCCCACGTTTTGCAGTTCGCAACGCAACAGAAGATTTAATGATGCACCTTGCTATTGGTGATTCTCCTTGGGGAATTGTCAAGGGACGTATGCTCTCCACGCGAGTTCGTGTAGGTAAAGGTATTTCTGGTGATGTAAAACTTCGCGGTAAAGTAAAGCAAACTCTTGCCTTAGATACCGAAGCAGGCGAACTAGGTGCTATCAATAAACTTATTCGCAGAAAAGAACTTACTAAATATAAAAACAAGATTGATGCCGCTACTTCAACTGAAGATGTCCGTAAAATTATGGCAGAAGCAGTCCTTGAAGATAAGTTAGCCTACAAACTTGATAAGCGTGGCGCAGCAATTCTCGCAGATATTGCACAATATGGAAATCTTGATAATGCTTTGGCAGATGTTGCTGAAGGCGGTAAGAACGCACTACGTGGTGCAGACCAGTATATAAATGCTACAAACGATGTTGCTAGATTTGGCAAGATGGGTGCTGTTGAAATCAATGGCGTTGCCTATAAGCAAGCCGTTGGAGAAAAAGGTTTCACCCAGTTCAATCCAGTAGCAAATCAGGCTTCAAGAATATCTTGGTTAGTCCAGTTAGGTGTCACCACTAACGATGATCTTGCTAAGATTGCAGTTGCTAACCTAGATAAAGACCCACAAATTGCTATTGATGCAATGAAAACATATTTAGGAACCCTATCTAAAAAAGAATTAGGACGGTTTCAACTTTATGAGGCTGGTGGAAATATAGACATCCACGCTCGCAAGGCTTACGATGCTGTTCGCAACCTTTATTCAAAGCGTAATGGTGATGTTAACTTAGATTTATTAAGCAAGGTCCGCACTTTTGACGAACTTGGCAATCCAGTAATCTCTACAAAGAACTTATCTATTGAAGATTTGCCAACTACTTCTAAGTTAAGCCCTGAATTTATCTCTGGCCCTACACTTGTTCCGGTATTTGAAAGCAATAACTTTGCAACAAACTTAACTGAACGTGCTTGGGATGCTATGGGAGAAGCCAACGCTAGATTCTCTCGTGAACCAATTGTTATTAATGAAATGATCCGAGTTCGCAAGGAAATGCAAGACTCAGGTTTTGAGGAGCGCTTTATTGCTGCCCGCACTAAGGGAATCAGTGGCGATAATCTAGCCGAAGCTACAATAAACGCCAAGCGTGAAGTAATTAACCTTGCTGAAGAATTATCAGTAGGTAGAGTTCTAGCATATGTAGATAATCCTGCAATACGTAGCCAGTTGGCTATGTCTTCTCGTAACTTTGCTCGGTTCTATCGTGCTACTGAGGACTTTTATCGTCGTATTTATCGCACGGTTCGATATAACCCTGAAGCAATCCGTCGCGCAGCCCTTACATACGAAGGAATTAGACATTCTGGTTTCGTCCAACAGGACGATAATGGAGATTCATACTTCTTCTATCCAGGTTTAAACCCTGTTTATCAGACTATGCAAGGTGTTGCAGATGCTTTTGGTATGCCAGAAGGATTTAAAGTTCCAATGCCGGTAGAGTTCGGCGCTAAGTTAAATATGATTACGCCGTCAATGAACCCTGATTCACTGTTTCCTACATTCTCAGGGCCAGTCGCAGCACTTCCAATGAAATTTTTGTTTGCTTTAGTTCCACAATTAGACAGTCTTGAAAAGAACTTCCTTGGAATATACGCTCAGGATCAACCAATGATTAACGCTATATTTCCAGCACACGTAAATAGACTTCTTGCTGCTATGAACAGAGATGAACGCAATTCTCAATATGCTTCAGCAGCGCGTAAGGCTGCAACAGCACTTGAGGCTGGTGGACACGGAGTTAAACCTACTTGGAATCCTGAGACTGAAGTATGGGAAGCACCATCTGAAGGCGAATTACTGGCATATAAAGATAAATTGCAGACATCAACATTTTCAGCTTTAGCAATTAGATTTATATTTGGCTTCTTTGCTCCAGCATCGCCACAAGTAACCTTAAAGTCTGATATGGCTCAATGGGCTAGAGATAATGAACGAGTAAACTTTAAGCAAGTCTATAACAATCTTATTAACCGATATAATGGTGATATAGATAGAGCATCTACTGAGTGGATTAGTTTATATCCAGATCAAATGCCATATACAGTTTCAGAATCAGAAAGCAACGCTGTATCTGTAGTTCGTGCTGTTGATCAAACAGTTAGCTGGATTGATAAGAACGATGCTTTGTTAAAGAAGTATCCACAAGGCGCCCCATTTTTAATGCCCAAGACTGGCGAGTTTAGCTTTGATGCTTACAAGGTTCTCTTTACACAAGGAATCAAAAGGTCTAAAACCCTTGAGGATTATTTAAGAGACGTTCAGACTGCTAGAGATGTCCAGTTCTATTACACTCAAAAGGAAGCCTATGAAGACGAGTTGGCTAATACCTACTCCGATTCATTAAAGCGTGGTCTAAAGACACAGTGGGAAACCTGGAAGAAGCAATTTACTTCAGCCCGCCCATTACTCCAAGAAGAATTTGGAACTCAGTCAGATAAAGCAGTCAAGCGTCAAAGAGCATTTGATGACTTGCAGAAGATGCTTGCCGATAATACTGTAAAAACTGAACCTAGTATCCGCAAGGCTCTTGCCCAAATGACACAAGTTTACAATGACTATGTATATAGCAAGGACTTAATCCAAGGAAGTAGTGCAGCAATGGAAAATTACAAGGATCTGCTAAAGCAAAATGTTAAGCAAGAACTTGAGATTATCGCTGAAACTAATCCAAATGCAAAAGACGCTTACAACGTATTGTTTTCAAGATTGATAGGGGACTAAATTGGCTATAAGTGTATGGAAAGAAGGCACAGTGCCTACTCAATCAACTGCATCTACTGCCCCAGGTCTTTACGATACATTCTTTGGTGCTTCATCTTCTTCTAAAAAAGGCAAGCCAGAAGCTAATGCCCAGGCTCTTTACAATATGTCAGACCCAGAACGTAAGAGATATGCGTTAGCACTAAAAGCCGCCGGATATAAAGTCCCTACTACGGGTAAACGATCAAGCGTTTTAATGCTTGCAGATGCTTTAAATGAGGCAGAGTCTTTGGCCCAAGCCGCTTCAATGAGACTTGGTCAAACAGTAACTTTAGACCAATACTTGATAGATCAAGCGGAAAATTTAGCATCGACTGCAAAAGGTGGCTCCAAGAAATATAGCCCATATGCTACTCAGGTTGTTTACGATCCAACCAAGGCTAAGTCAACTATCAACGATGTTGTTAACGACCTGCTAGGCCGTGAGGCTACTGTTGAAGAAATAAAACTCTACTCTGATAAATTAAATAAGAAGCAGTCTGCAAAGGGTAGCAGGTCTATAACTACTTATGAAATGATTGACGGAGTTAGGACTGCCAGAACAACCGGTGGCTTAGACGAAGTTCAGTTTTTAACTAACATTATTCAGAAAAGTCCTGAATATAAAAAAGCACAAGCAGCAAAAGAACAAGTCAAGAAGTCCAAAGAAGCAGGCTATGTAGATGTTCTAGCTAAGACTGCTATGGCTAATGGTCTAAACATTAACCAATTTGCAGATGCTAACCAATGGGCAACCCGCATTGCTGCAGGTGAACCTATCGAAACATTCAAGCAGACTATTCGCAACGCAGCAAAGCTAGGTCTACCAGAGAATGTTAAGAACCTTGTTGACCAAGGCATTGATTTAGATACTATCTATTCTCCATATAAGCAGACTATGGCTTCTATACTAGAGATTAATCCTGATTCTATTAGTCTCAATGATCCAACACTTCGTATGGGTATTGCTAATGATAAAGAGATGCCACTATATGAATATCAAAAAGCGTTAAAACAAGACCCACGCTGGCAATATACTAATAACGCTAGAGAAGATGTTTCTAGTTCCGTTCAAAGAGTTTTAAAAGACTTTGGATTTATGGGGTAAATGATGGCAACCAGAAAACAAATAGCGGCAGCAGAAGCAGCCCAAAAAGAGTTTGATAAAGAGTTAGCAAAGACTAGAGCACTAGCCTCAAAAACTACTGCTGAAGTTAATAGACTGACAGCACCAAAACCATCACAAACCCCTGAACTTACTGAAACAGAAAAAAGAATATTTGGCGTAACAGGACCACTTGGCTCTGCTGTATCTGTTGGTGCGCGTTCAACAGGTGCTACTGGTGTTGTTAATCCTAATGCAACGGCTGAACTTCTAGCAAAGCAAGAGGCAGACAGAATTGCAGAAGAAAAACGTCGTCAAGGACAATCTGCTTATGACATTCTTTTAGCTGAATTTACTAGATATGGCCTTCAGGCTCTAGTAGAACCATTAAAGAGTCTTATTACTTCAGGTGCTTCAGCCGCAGAGTTCTCATTAAAGTTACAGCAAACTGATGCCTATAAGAAGCGCTTTGCTGCTAACCAAAAGCGTATTGATGCTGGCTTAGCTGCGCTATCTCCAGCAGAATATATAGCTATGGAAGATCAATACCAAAACATTATGCGTAACTATGGACTTCCTGCTACCTATTACACTAAAGATGCAATGGGAACTCAACAAGGTTTTGAGAAGTTTCTAGCAGCAGATGTATCTGCTACAGAACTAGAAGATCGCATTATGACTGCACAGAATCGCGTCATTAATGCTAACCCTGAAGTGTCAAGGGCGCTAAAGCAATTCTATCCTGATATCACTAATGGCGATATCTTGGCTTACACTCTCGATCCACAACAAGGTCTATCTAATATCAAGCGTAAGGTTACTGCCGCAGAAATTGGTGGCGCTGCACTAGCGCAAGGACTACAGACTGGTGTAACTAGAGCTGAAGAACTTGCTGGCTATGGCATAAACAAGGAGCAAGCACAACAAGGATTCCAAACAGTTGCTGGTATAGCACCTCGTGGTGGACAACTTGCTTCAATCTATGGCGAAAGTCCATACACACAAGCAACCGCAGAAGCAGAAGTATTCGGCACAGCAGGCGCAGCAGAGTCTGCAGCGCTACGTAAGAAGTTAACTAAACTTGAACAAGCACAGTTCGGCGGTTCTGCAGGAATGGCTGGTGGTGCGCTAGACAGAGAAAGATCTTCTCAATCACAGAGAAGTTCAGGCGCAGGCGCCTTCTAAAATATAGACCTGCCGTTGGAACGACTGGCCCAACGGAGTGACAACAATACCAGGAGTTAGAGCCATACCTGTTCCCCAACAGAATATGAGGCTAGCGAATCAACTAATGATAGGGAGAAGGACCAATATGTCCAATTACGACTACGAGGATGAGGATGAAGATTTCACACCAAGTGAAAATTCTAACGACCTTGTCAAACAACTACGCAAAGCAGCTAAGCAAAAAGATAAAGAACTGCAGGAACTAAAGTCCCAGTTTGAATCTTTGAACAAGGCTCAACGCGAAAGAACAATCAAGGATGCCCTCGCAGCTCGCGGGGTAAATCAGAAGATCGCTTCTTTTATCCCACAGGACATTGACCCA